CGACACTTTTTTTTGATTTTGAAATCATCATTGACCCTAAAAAGTCTATATAGAAACGCCCCAAATGGCCCCGGGAGCCAGAACGGCCTGGGAAGGCATTAGGGAGGCCCTGGGTAGGGGTGGCATGCAGGGAGCGGGGAACGAGGAACGCGGCCCGTGGGGCTCCTGCGTGGACCTGGCGAAGGGAGGGCCATAGAGACCCCAAAACCGCCTGGAAAGGGCTTCCCAGACCCCGTTCCCTGTTGTAGGATTCCCACATGTTGCAAATTGAGTCGGGCATCCCGGCCCCGAAGTACCATGTCCGGGAGAAGTACCCCTTCTACGACATGCGCGTAGGGGACAGCTTCGTGGTTCTTGACCCGCGGCTGGTCAAGAACGCCCGATCTGCCGCTTGGATGTTCTCCCGGCGGCACCAAGGGGTGCGCTTTGCTACCCGGAAGGAGGGCAGGGGCTGCCGTATCTGGAGGGTGGCCTGATGCCGAGCAGGGAGAAGAAGTTCCTGACTCAGGTGAACCGGGCAGGCAGGGGCCTCCCTGAGCAGGTCGAGGAGCGGCTGCGGCAGCCTGTTACGCTCAAGCGGGAGCGGCGGCTGACCGACAAGGAATGGAAGTTCGTTCACGAGCTGGTTGCCGGGGAGGGGCATGTCACCCTCAAGGAGGCCGCGCTTCGGGCGGGCTACTCTCCGAAGTGGATAGAGGGAGGGGGAGCCAAGGCCCTGACCAGCGTGGACCGCAGCCCGCACATCGTTGCGGCCATCCAGAAGCTGCGGGCGGAGATGGCCGAGAAGTACGGCACGACCTACGAGCGGCACATGCGTGACCTGCAGATCATCCGCGACCAGGCCCTGGCTGCGGGTGCGTTCGGGGCCGCGGTCCAGGCCGAGTACCGCCGGGGACAGGCCCTCGGCAGCATCTACATCGACCGCAAGGAAATCCGGCACGGCACCATCGACTCCATGAGCAAGGAGGAGGTGATGCGGAAGCTGGAGGAGATCAAGAAACTGTACGGCGGCTCCCCGGTGATTGACTTGGTTCCCGAGCAGGTGGTCGCCAGCCTGTCGCATGAGGATGCGGAGGTGGTGACTGTCGAGCCGCAGGACGAGGAGCCGTTGGAGTTGTCGCCCCCTGTCGAGGAAACCCATGCCGAAGAAGCCCGAAAGCCTGCTGTACGAGAGGCTGCGCGAGAACCTATCCAACTGCCTGCTTACCCGGATTGAGTCCTGGGTCAATCAGGGCATTCCGGATGCGCTGCTCGCGTTCCGGAACGGGGCTTTCGTTCCGGTCGAGTTGAAGGTCGTCACTCGCGGGCGCAAGGTTCCGATGCGGCCGCATCAGGTGTCCTTCCACATGCGCCATGCTGCGAACGGCAACGACACCTTCGTTCTGGTGGAGTACCGCCCGCCCCGCGACAGCAAGAAGGAGCCACGGCTGATGCTTTATCGTGGGGACCAAGCGGCGGACCTCATGCTGCATGGGCTTGATGTTGCACCTCTTGCGGAGTGGCACGGGGACGCGGTAATGTGGAGGATGCTCGCCATGCACCTCGACGGAGGTCGGTGAGTTATGGTATAATGGCGAACGCCGGGAGATTCCGGCCCTAGAAAGGAGAAAGACATGAGCAAGACCTACGAAGTGACCATCCGTGCGACCGTGATCAAGACGCTAAAGGTCGAGGCCAAGGATGAAGATGATGCCATCACCGAAGCTTACGAGACTTTCTCCGTGTTGGACATATGCGATGATGACTACTACGACGAGCAGCTGGAAGCCGTGAAGGAGGTTCGGTCGTGAGCGAGAAGTCTAACAAGACCTATACGAGCAGCGTCTGGCCTGTGATCGAAGGTAGCGAAGGCTATCTCGACGCGAACATCTATGTCGTCTGCCCCGATGGCAGCGAGTGGCGCAGGACCGTCAGCATGGAACAGGGCAACGGCAAGATATGTGATTTTGTCACCTGTTACGCAAAGAGCAACGAAGATTGCTTTGACGATGTAGCGGAGGCCCCGCCGCCCGTCGTGGAGTTCATGTTCCGTGAGCGACTCCCCGAGGTCGTGCTGATGCTGCGAGCAAAGCGCGCCCAGGTGCTTGCGGAGGCAAACCCTCCATCTGCTCGCGGCTACAAGGACTACACCGTGACCTTCAAGATGCGGCTTGGTGCTATCTCCGAGGAGTTGGCCTACGACGCGCTGCTCGACTACCTCAAGGAGTGCGTCGAGAACGAGGATGTTACCGCATTCGACTTTATAGAGGTCGGTCGTGTGCCATGCGGAAGCGTCGAAGTCTGTCTTGACGGCCGCGCCACCAATAAGGTCGAGGGGAGGGAGTGATATGAGGACCATGCGCCTTCCGCAGCGCACCAAGTTCTACGGGTGGGACTACACCAAGTGGAGGCAGTTGCGGATGACAGGCAAGGAGTGGCATGAGTACGCCAAGCGCAGCGAGTTTAAGACCGAGCGCGGCGCGGATAGTGCTTGGGGCAATCGGATCGAAGTCTGGCTTGACGGACTCGACATCGACAAGAAAAGGCCGCGATGACGCACCGCAAACCACCACGCTATGAACGCAGTTTGACATTTCAGATTCCAAAGGACAGTATTGGTCGCCCGCCGGACCCGCCCAAAAAGACGGGAATGAAGTTTCTCTTGTTCCTTTTGTGGAACAAACTGATTCATGGCGGCAATCGTTGACCTAGAAAGGAGAAAGACATGACGAACGCAGAGCGAGACAAAATCTGCAACGCCATCGTTGCAGTCGAGGTAGACAGGCTTTCCCGTTCCCGTAAGGCGTTACGGGAGTTTGTCGAGGGAACCGTCATCGGCGGGCTTGCCGGGTGCGACGATGACTGGCCGTTAGATGCCAAAGATGATGACGAACTTCTGGAGTTGTGGGAGGAATACGGCTACCAGACGCAGTACGAGCAGATGATGCGCCGCCGCACGGCAGGGGGTGCACGATGACTTCCCCCGAAACCAAGCAGTTGAAGAAGGCTTGGATGCTCGCATCGAAGGCCGAGAAGAAGGCCCGGGCAAAGGCCGAGAAGGCCCGTAGCCGCTTGGCCGCGCAGAACAAAGAAATCATGGCCGAGTACCAGTTGGTCCTCAACGCCGAGCGCGATGCGTACTATCGCTACAAGAACTCCGAGCGCATGGACGAGGAAATGGATGACCCGCGCATCTGCGACGAGTGCGGTGCGACCATGACCGAGGGCTACTGCATCGACAGCGGCTGCGAGTATTACTGCTCCGACGAGTGCCTCCATAAGCACTACACGCCCGAGGAATGGAAATCCATGTACCGGGACGGCGACGGCGATTCCTACTGGACCGATTGGACGGAGGGCTGATGATGAAGTTCTCCACAAGCATGACTGACCAACAGTTGGCAGAGGCCATAGCCCACCGCATCGTGGCGAACATCTGCGAGGCCGAGGCTAACTTCGCGCACGGGCCGGGGTGGACTCTTGAGGAGTGGGTCGTGGATACGCTGCTGAACGGCCACCAGGCTAAACCGCTACGGCAGATGACCCGCGAGGAGTTGTTGGTCCTCTGGTCCGAGCAGAAAGGTGCGGCTTATGATCCTGACGCGCCTTGCCTCGTCCCCGAGGTTCGCTGCGGCTGACCCTGTTCCCCGGGCAGAGGCTTGCGCCCTGCCCGGGGCTTTGCTACCGTCGCATTTCCGGTGCTTCTTGCACCACAGAAAGCAGAAAGGAGAAACGCTATGGCATACCGTCGAGAAGGCTATCTGCAACGGCTTGTCACCGAGCCGGAACGCATCCCGCAAGTGTCTGCCCTCATGGCGCGGTATATCTCGCGCCGCGACCATTTCGAGGCGAACCCCATGCGGGTGACGCATCCCGCGTACTATCGCGGACGCGTCAACAACCTTATGAGCCATGTTCTGCGGTCCCGTTCGGTCCACTACAACCGGGTCGTGTTGGAGGCCGTGCAGGGTGCGGCGCGGATTCTGGAGGGGCAGGGCTTGTTCCTGCTGTCCTCCTCGCTGCTTGCGCGTCAGGCGATGGTGGCCCGGGGCGGTCGGGTTCGCACGGATGACCGCCCCACCCCGGAAGAGTGGTCGGAGATGCAGAGCCTTTTGGCCCGTGCCAACCTCTGCCCCGCTCACGAACTGCCCCAGAATCAGCGGCAGTATGTGGTCGAGTCCGAGGACCGCTATTGGATGGTTCACACCGGGTGCGCGCTTTTCGACATCGACACCTGTCCTGAGTGTCGGGGCGCGTTCATGCGAGAGGATATGCGCTCCGTCCGGGGGGCGCACTTCGTTTGTGCGTCGTGCGTCGAGGAAGGGGAATACCAGTATTCCGACTTTTACAACTGCTACATCCACAACGGGGAGGCGGTCGAGGCCCGGATGCCTGACGGTCACTATGTGACCGCTTCTTCCGAGGACCGCGACTTCGTTTGGGATGACGAGGACGGGGAATACATCCACCGCTCCCTCGTTTCTCCGACCGTCATCAACGGCTACCACAGCAGCCGCAGTTATCTGCGCTTCGATGTGGACGAGTGGTCCGCTGCCCACAATAACCGGATGTTCGGGGTCGAGCTAGAGGTCGAGGTATTGGACACGCTCAACCGCGAAACGGTAGCGACCAGACTGCACCGCGCCATCAACGAGGGCGAGTTCGGGCGTAATGTGTTCTTCGAAAACGACGGTAGCCTCAACTACGGCGTCGAGATCATCACCCAGCCTCGCAGCCTTCCGGCGCAGCGGGAGTTATTCCGCTTCCTGCAAACCCCCGAAACCGTCGCCGGGCTGCGTTCGCACTCGACCGGGACTTGCGGACTTCATGTCCATGTCAGCCGCACGGGCCTAACCAATCTGCAACTGGCCCGCGCCGTGTTGTTCATCAATGACGCAAATAACGAGCCGTTCATCCACGCTCTCGCCCGCCGCTACAACACGGGCTACTGCCGCGTCTATCCGAAACAGTTAGACGAGGCGCACCTCCCCGGGGACCGTTACGAGTCGGTCAACCTCACCCGGCGGGACACCGTGGAGTTCCGCTTGTTCCGAGGGTCGCTGCGGTACGAGGCCGTTGTCGCGGCCATCGAGTTCTGCCACGCGCTTCTGGAGTTCTGCGCGAATCCCGACCTCACCGTCGAGGGGCTGCGTTGGCTTAACTTCCTCGCATGGTGTTCCGATAACCTTGCGTCCGAGACAACGGTGCTGCGCGAGTATGTGCAGGGCCGACTCGCCCGCCGGAACCCGGCCGCCATCGCCGCCGATTCCACTATCGAAGCCTGACCCATAACCATCATCGGAGAATCTGACTATGTGCTTAATCATCCACCAACCGAAGAAGCTAAATTTGTCCGAGCAGCTGCTGACGGACATTTACAACCGCAACTCTGACGGCTTGGGCATCATGTACGCGGAGAAAGGGAAACTGCGCGTCCACCGTTCCCTGCCGAAGTCTGCCGCCGAGTTCATCGCCGCTTACGAGGCGCACGGGGCGGGCCGGGAAATCGTCCTTCACGCCCGCATGACAACGCACGGCGACACCGACCTCGACAACTGCCACCCGTTCGCCGTCACTCCCCGGGTTGCATTGGCGCATAACGGCATCCTGTCTTTCGGCAACGAGTGGGACAAGACCAAGAGCGACACATGGCATTTTGTGCAGCGCGTCATCACCCCGGCCGTGGCCTATGACGAGGCACTTATCCATGACGCGGCTTGGCAGAAATACATCGGCGCGGTTATCGGTAGTTCAAATAAGTTCGCCATGATGGACCGCCACGGGCAGGTTTCCATCATCAATCGCGACTCCGGGGTCGAGTTCTTGGGCGCGTGGTGGTCCAACACTTACGCGTGGCCCGCTGCGGCGTATGGCTGCAAGTCCAACTACTCCGGCTACCGGGACTGGGACTACGGTTCCTACGGGAACTACAGCCGCTACAGCGGCGGCCGTTGGGATGCCCATATGGGAAAGTGGGTTTACGACGAGGACGAGGCCGACGCCGAAGGTGACAAGGCGCAGCCGAGCGACTCGACGGCGACGGTAGTCCTGACCCCGACCCCGACCCCGAAGGTGAAGGTGAAGGTGAAGGCGAAAAACGGCTCCATGCTGCCCATCTTCCGCGCCGCCCGGAACTGCTATGTGCGCGGTCAGACGCTGCGTTGGGTGCATGACGCGCCCGACAAGGCCGAGCGGTTCCTGTCGGCGGTCGCCGGGGAAATGCTTTGGTCGCAGACCCGCAGAGATCACACCGTAGCGGCGGTCCGGACGGACCCGCCGACCGCAGCACAGGCAATCGAGGACTGGTTCGACAACGGCTACGACTGCCCCGATGAACACGACACGGCTGCTGCATGGTGGAAGGCCGCCGCGCAGGAGGCCGCAGAGGAGGATGCCGCCCGAGCCGAGGCCGCCGAGCAGGAGGCCGCCGAGCAGGAGGCCGCCGAGCAGGAGGCCGCCGAGCAGGAGGCCGCCGAGCAGGAGGCCGCCGAGCAGGAGGCCGCCGAGCAGCAGCCCGCCGAGCAGCAGCCCGCCGAGCAGCAGCCCGCCGAGCAGCAGCCCGCCGAGCAGCCCGCCGAGCAGGAGGCCGCAGAGCAGCAGCCCGCCGAGCAGGAGGCCGCAGAGCAGCAGCCCGCCGAGCAGCAGCCCGCCGAGCAGCAGCCCGCCGAGCAGCAGCCCGCCGAGCAGCCGCTCGACTTGGGCTTTTTGGAACGGGCGCACCGCTTCGCGGAGAACTTGGAAATGGACGCATACCTCGCCGCGGAACTGGTCGATGAACTGCGAGCCATGACCCGGGACACGCTCGACAGCTCTGCGATTCAAGAGGCGCAACGCAGGGCGGTGGACCTCGCGGACGGCATAGCCCGGTCGCACGGCATGGTCGCCCGGTTGCAAGCCTCGCGGCTTCTCTCCGTCGGGGGGACAATCGCGGCCCTAGAGGGTGCGGCAGACGAGGCCGACCAGCCCGCGCAGGACTTGCTCGACATCCTCGACGCGTTGTCTGGCACGGCCGCCTATCCGAAGTCAGCGGCGACGGGGACAGCGTTGTCCCGCGCCCACTAGCCCGCCGCCCCGCATGGCGGGAGAACTGGCCCCCGGTGCGCGATGCGGCCGGGGGCTTTTTCTTTCCCGGGACCGGGCGCATACTCACGGCTCCCCGGGGGACCGGGGGTGATCACTTACCCATACAGGAGAAAGACGATATGACCTCGACTAATCTCATGGACGCTAACCGTCAATGGTCCACCAGGCCGATGGAAGAGCGGTTCACCAGTCTGACGGCCATGCAGCACCACCTCGACCAACTGCGGGCTAATTCCGTTAGCCGCAATTACGAGTCGCGCGACCTGCTCGCGCGGCCGACCGACGATAATCAGGGGCTAATGCTTTGCGGCCCGAATGGCAATCCGGCCGCCTTCACCAATTGGTCCTTCGGGCAGGTCGCCGCGTTGGCGGGTGCGCCCGCCGCCTACCTTCGGACTCTGCCCGCCCCGGTCGCCGCCGATTGCCTCAACTACGGGCTGCGCGTCGAGCGGGAGGCGCAGGAAACCGGGCTGCTTCTCACCCGACGTGACGGGGCCGTCGAGGTCCGGGCCGCGACGGGGCCGCGCTATGGCCGCATCTGGTCGGCTGATGTTGTCCGCGCTCTCGCGGACCGCTTCGGGGACGGGGTGACTGGCGACTGGCGCGTCCCGGGCATCTTCGGGCGGCCGTTGGAACAGGTGAGCGCAGCCAATACCACCCTGTACGCGGGCGACCGTGACGCGTTCGTGTTTCTCGCGGACGAGGAGCGGCGCGTCGAGGTCGCCAACCGTCGCGACGGGCAGCCGGGCAGCCTCGCCCGGGGATTCATTGTCAGCAATTCGGAAGTTGGCGCAGGTGCGCTCCGCATCAAGTGTTTTCTCTTCGACTATGTATGCGCTAACCGCATCATCTGGGGCGCGCAGGAGGTGCAGGAGGTCGCCATCCGTCACTCATCCGGTGCGCCGCGTCGGTTCGTCGAGGAGGCCGCGCCGCTGCTGGCGCAGTTCGCCACCGCTTCGGCGCAGCCCGTCGAGGCCCGCATTGAGGCCGCACAGGCTGCCCGCCTTGAGCGGGCCGAGCAGTTCCTCGCGGGCCGCTTCGGGCCGCGCATCGCAGAGCGGATGATGGCCGTTCACGAGGCCGAGGAAGGCCGCCCGGTTGAGTCCGCATGGGATGCGGTGACGGCCGCGACCGCTTACGCCCGGTCCGTCCCGTGGACCGCCGATAGGGTGGCCCTTGAGGAACAGGCTGGGGCAATCCTCGACGAGGTGCGGTTGTGAGCCGCGCCTACACCTTCAGCGGGGAGCAGTTGCAGCTCGACCTCGACGCGGCCCCGGAGGCCGACGAGCAGCTCGACCTGTCGGACCCGCGACAGGCCCGGGCGCAGGCCGCCGCTGCCGAGGCCGCGTTGGTGCAGGCCGCCGCGTTAGTCGCCCTCCTCGACGCGCAGGCCGCCGCACGGCGCGAGGCCGAGCGCGACCTCGCGGCCGTGCTCGAGTGGGCGGAGCAGAACGGAGGCATATACGAACTGCTGCGGCGCGTTGAGGCCCGCCGCGCCTCGACCCAGACCGCGCACTAGCCTCGACCCCTGCGCCGCGTTGGCGCGACCCCGGGCTAGCCGCCCGGGGTTTTTTTTTGCCCGCCGCCCGCCCCGGACCGCCGCCCGCCCCGGACCGCCGCCCGCCCCGGACCGCCGCCCGCCCCGAAGCCGCACGATCGCCCCTGCCGAGCGGCAGGATGCCGCCCGGTATCCCAACCGCCCGCCGCCCGCCGCCGGCCCTGCCGGCAGCCCGGCCGCCTTCCGCGACCGCCACCGCCCGCCCGCAGGACCGCCCGTCCTGCCCGCCACCGGAGCCGGGCGCGTGGCCCGCGCAGGGTGACGCGTGGGCGGTGCGCGGTGTATCGCCCGCCGCCAGCCGTGGCCCGTGGCCCGTGGCCCGTGGCCCGTGGCCCGTGGCCGTGCGGCTGGTCGAGCTGCGCCTGTTTGTGATTCCCGGCCCCTGTTTGTTTCCTGTTTGTCATCCGGCCCGGCGGCCGTTTTCCGTGGCCCGTGGCCCGTTGTCCTGGGGATGGCCCCCTATTTTTCCCGGGTGTTTTGGGGTGTTTTGCGTGGAATCCTTCCCGGGCCGTGCTTCCATTTCTTTGGACTAATTGCGTCCTAATTGCTCAAAGATTGGCATTTCTTTGACCGGGCCGTGGGCCGTGAACCGAGGGCCGAGGGCCGGGGCCGCCGGACCCCAAAAAACGGGCGCCTTTTCCTCTTTCCTCAGCTTTAGCTCGATTTCTGACGAACGATGTGGTCCAAAAAGTTTCTGGGGAAAGACCCCCACCCGGGGGCCGGTAGAAAAAGAGGCCGGGTTGAATGCGGTTCCATCGCGTGTCAGGATCTGTAAATTCCTACAGCCCTGGAGCCTCAGATGCCCGTTGTCCCGTCAGACATCGAAGCCGAACGTTTGCGCCTGGAGTACCGCCTCCGGCTGCTGGAGACGCAGGAAAAGGCCCGCACGAACTTCATCGACTTCGTGCGCTACGTCTGGCCGGAGGCCATCCTGGGCGAGCACCACAAGCGGATGGCCTTGGCCTTCGACCGGATCGTGAAGGGCACCTTGAAGCGGCTGATCATCAACATGCCGCCCCGGCACACCAAGAGCGAGTTCGCCTCCTACCTCCTGCCGGCATTCGCCATGGGCCATGATCCGCGATCCCAGGTCCTGGAGACGACGCACACGGCGGAGCTGGCTGTGAAGTTCGGCCGCAAGGTGCGCGACCTGATGGCTGGTGAGCGCTACATGGAGCTTTTCCCGAAGGTGGGTTTGAAGGCGGACAGCAAGGCCGCGGGTCGGTGGGACACGAGCCAGGGTGGTAGTTATTTTGCGGTGGGTGTAGGTGGTGCGGTGACGGGCCGTGGTGCGAACCTCTTGATCATTGACGACCCGCATTCGGAGCAGGATGCGATGAGTGATCTTGCGTTGGAGAATGCGTGGGATTGGTATCAGGGTGGTCCGCGCACGCGTCTGCAGCCTGGTGGTGCGATTGTGGTGGTGATGACGCGCTGGGGCACGAAGGATCTGACGGCGAGGCTGCTCAAGTCGCAGTCGAACACGCATGCGGATCGGTGGGAGGTGATCGAATTCCCGGCGATTTTGCCGAGCGGTACGCCCCTGTGGCCGGAGTTCTGGAAGCTGGAGGAGTTGGAGGCGGTTCGCTCTTCGCTCTCGGTGCAGAAGTGGAATGCGATGTACCAGCAGCAGCCCACGAACGACGAGGGCGCGATCTTGAAGCGGGAGTGGTGGCGGCGCTGGCTGCCGGAGAATCCTCCGGTGGTGAACTACATCATCCAGAGTTATGACACGGCCTACAGCAAGAAGGAGACGGCGGACTATTCGGTGATCACGACCTGGGGTGTGTTTTATCCGACGATGGATTCGGGGCCGAACATCATCTTGTTGGATGTGACCCGTGGTCGGTGGGACTTTCCGGAGCTGAAGCGGATCGCGAAGGAGGAGTATCGGCGTTGGAATCCGGACAATGTCTTGATCGAGGCGAAGGCGACGGGTGTGACGTTGCAGCAGGAGCTGAGGCGTGTTGGGATCCCGGTGACGATGTACACGCCGGGTGGTCGGCGTGCGGGCACGGACAAGATCTCCCGTGCCAACTCTGTGGCTCCGGTGTTTGAGGCGGGGATGGTTTGGGCTCCGGAGCGTTCATGGGCGGATGAGCTGATCGAGGAGTGTGCGGCGTTCCCGAACGGGGACAACGATGACATGGTGGACTCGACCACGCAGGCGATCATGCGGTTCCGGCAGGGCAACTTCGTGTCCCTGTCGAGCGACTACAAGGATGAGATCGTGTCGAGACCGGTTGCGGAGGAGTATTACTGAGGCCTAGAATGGGGCAGGAGGCTGGCCATCATTCTTGCGGGGACGTCCGATGGCGGATCCGTTTTACGACGATCTTGGGGAATTTACTGCGGCGGACAGGGCCTTTGAGGACTTCCGTGATTCGCGGTCCCGGGCTCTTGCTTCGATGCCGGAGTACTCATTGGTGGACGAGCTGCCCCCGCTGGGTGGTATTTTGCGTCCGCCTGAGCGGCCGGTAGTTGTTCCGACGACGCCGTCGTACGAGCCGCCGTCGTACGAGCCTCCGGCTCCTGTGTACCAGCCTCCCCCGTTTGTGGCCCCGCCTGCGTACGAGCCGCCTG